TGTATGAAGATTACCATTTATCTAAGAACAAATCATATGGGGTAGAGAACTTCAAAGGCGGATATTGCTATAATTGTGGATGGACGTGCTGAGGACAGATGACGGAAGACAGAAAACGAACTGCCAAAAAAACAAAAGCGCACAAGCAGGCTAAGAAGAAAAAAGCGCACAAGCAGGCCAAAAGGAAGAATCTCAAATCTCAAATTTCAGATCTCAAATCTCCTAAAGGCAGGCCCACAACCTACAAGCCTGAGTTTTGCGAAAAGCTCATAGAGTTTTTTGACATTGAGCCTTATTGCGAGATACCGATTGAACACTACGAGTATGTAAAAGCCAACAATGAAACTGTCCAAAGGGTTAAGTGGGTTGACTTTAAGCGTGTACCGAACAAACTTCCTACATTACGGAATTTTGCAAAGTCTATAAATATACCTATTAGTACAGTTTATGACTGGCTGAATCCAAAACATGATTCTTTTCAGGCTGATTTTTCGGACGCTTTTACGCACGCGCGCGAGATTCGGAAAGATTTTCTTATTCAGAACGGTCTACAAGGATTTTATCCGCCATTAAGTTTTAAGTTTGTAGCGGTCAATCTTACGGACATGGCTGATAAGAGCGAAAGTAGACTTGTCGATGAAGCAGGTAAGCCATTAACGCTCGATGAAATAAAAAAACGTATAGTGGAGGCCGAAAAAGTAGGGACGGGATTGGATAAAAAGAGCATAGAAGGCGATGGTAGCAGCAACAAAACAACTGATTGAGGACTATAAGCGGACATCTTTAGGTTGGCAGTCGGAGAACTTAAAGATTATAAATAAGAAGTCACGGCTTGTCTCTTTAATTCATAACAGGGCCCAGCTCAAGGTCCACAACGCCATGCGACTACAGATTAAGCATGGTCTGCCGATTATGCTGATAATTCTCAAGGCACGGCAGCGTGGGATATCCACAAAGATAGAGGCCGACATTTTCGAGCGGATAAACCGCAGGGAAAATGCTCATGGTTGCGTTATCTCTGCGGACCGTGAATCAACGGACAAGGTTTTCAGGATGTGTCAGATTTATCAAGAGGAGATGCCGCGCAACCTTAAAAGGGAAACCGATCGGGCCTCAACCAAGGAGATACGATACAAAGCACCGTGGCGCTCGAGTATGTTGTGTCAAACTGCCGGCAAGAAGGTATTGGGTCGGGGTGGCACCACACAATATATACATGCCACAGAGGTTGCATTTTGGGCCAATGCAGGTCTGCAATTAGGTAGTTTATTGCATGAGGTACCTGATGATCCGGACACGATGATTGTTTATGAATCTACTGCCAACGGCGTGGGCGGGGCCTTTTACGATACATATTGGGCAGCCGTTAATAGATTGCGAAATGACCCACAGGACTATCGTGGGCATTTGCCTATATTTTTGAGCTGGCAGGATGAGCCGGAATATCAAACACTATTGCCTAAAGGTATGAAAACTGTACCGAACATGACACCGGAAATAGAAGAGTATATTAAAGAAGGCGAGGCAATGAATGTTGTATTAACACAAGAGCAGATTTATTTTGCCTTGCTGACTATCCAGAATAAATGCGGCGGAGACATTGGCCGATTCAAAGCAGAATATCCACGGACCGCACGAGAGGCGTTTCAAAGCACCGGTCGGGGGGTATTTAATCCTATTGACCTCGATATTATGGAGCGCAATTGCAGGCCGCCGGAGGCAACCATTGAGTTTTACGAGCCGGAGCCGGGCAAGGTCAAATTCAGGTATGTAAACCGCCGGCAGAACTGCTGGAGTATCTGGAAGTGGCCTATAAAGAATCACAGTTACGTTGGGTTTGCGGATGTGGCCGAAGGTGTCTTGTCCGATCCTCATAACGAAAGAAGTGACCCTGACCGTTCCGTGACGGCAATATTAGACAGAAACCATTTTGAGGTACCTATCACTTATTACGGGCGCCCGGACACGATAGATTTTGCCGATCAGTTTATTTTGGCCTGTAAATTCTACAATTATGCGTGGGCGTCACCGGAAATGAACTCTATTGGTCTAAGCGTTCTCGATGCTATGAAGAGAGCTGATTATCCGTATATTTATCAGCGTGAGCACAAAGAAGAAACCATACAGCGTGAGGACTCCAAGAAGCTCGGCTGGAAGACTACAACATTGACCCGCAAGCCGATGGTAGCGGACCTGCAGAAAGTATCACGAGAACACGAGCTCAAAATTTATGATATAAGGTTCATAGATGAAATGAGAGTGTTTATCTGGAGCGCTCAGGGAAAGCCGGAGGCCGAGGTTGGTGAGCATGATGATTGTGTCATTACTTTGGCGGGTCTTATCCAGTTACATTTGCGCTGCCCGTTAAATGAGGACTATAGCTGGACGGACAGTGAAAAGGAACCCGAAAGGCCTATTGCGGTTATGGGTGCTGTTGATGATGAAGACGATGAGGAAGATGAGCTGGATTTGATGTACGAAGATATGAGTGATTTCGAGTAGAAATATGGCTGCTACGAAAACAATCAAAAAAGTAACTTGCCCGAGATGTAATGGTTCGGGTGAGATAGAGAAAATAGAAGGCATTGTTTCTATTACTGAGCAGCACGCCTATTCTTTGAGTAAAATGGTCAAGTGGTTCAAAAAATTGATATTAGAAGCTAAAATGCCGGCAACTGAGGAGCGAAGCGATGAGCTTACAGCGGAATATTGTGATGAATTACTGGATGATTTGAATGAAGAAGGAGTATCAAGATGAAAATACATAGGAATCAGCCTTGTCCGTGTGGGTCAAGGCGTAAATATAAGAAATGTTGTGGTAAAGCCCCGCGGGGCCAAGAAGAAGGAGTACAAACCATGAACGGTGAGCTAAGAAACGATTTCAGAGATGAAGTAGTCAAACAAAACAATCCTATCAAATTTGAAACCGAAAAAGTCGGCGAAGAAGAAATGCTGCGCCGGGACTCATACGTTAGTATGAGGCAGTTGGAGGTTCAGGAGCAAATGATGGCCGCCGATGCAGCTCATACTCAATCGGCCATCGAAACGTATGAGAAATTTCTGGAGGAATTAAGTGACTTACCTTTGTCGGAAGGCCGTATAGGTGTAGTTAGTATGATTCAACGGCAAGTAAAGATGTTGCAGGATCAGCTTGCCAAGAGCACCTTTCCGCGTGTCAATAAAGTGACGTTGGAGGCGCTGAAGTTGGTAATACATTCCAAGACAATCTCTGTTGATAAGGCGGAACCCGGCAGAGACAAATCAGTAACAACTGAACTAAACAACGATGTTAATTCTGATGAGGTCGAGGAAGAACTCACTGCCGATAAAGATGAGTCGATTGAGGAAGCGATTTAGTGAACTTTTACGTACCCATAATCTGTTTTGTAGCTGGAATAGTGACAGGGGTAATTGTCACAATTACAGGTTTTCGTTTGGGTTTTCGCAGCTCTTACGAAATCCGCAACTACAAAGAGGAGCCGGAGAATAGAGGGCTTTTTACGAACCCCAAAGACCCCGCCGAGTTTGAGTTGTTGGAAGATACGAAAGAAGATTAGTCAGACAAAGTTTAAGGAATAAAAAAATGAACAGAAAATACATAATTGGCGGTTTAGTTGCTTTTGTATTAGTAGTTGCTCTCGGAGGACAGTATGCCCCAACACTATTTACTCTCAACGATATAAATAGTGATGTTTTGCCGATAGATACCAGTGTTAGCTCGATTGCAAACACGGTCCATATCAAGGTCGATATCAACGATGTCAATAATTTAGCGCCTTCACTTAATAACAATGTTGCTTCGGTTGCAAATACAGTCCATGTTAAAGTTGACATTAATGATGTGAATAATTTAGCGCCTTCGCTCAATACTAACGTTGCCTCAATTGCGAACACGGTCCATGTCAAAATTGATATTAACGATGTGAACAACTTGGCACCTTCGCTCAATACGAATATTGCCTCATTAGCGAACACGGTTCATGTTAAGGTCGATATTAATGATGTCAACAATGTAGCCCCTAATCTTAATGTTAAGGTCAACGATGTAAATGTAGACAAATCGTACGAAGAAATTGATGTTTGGCAAACCGCTACTGCCGCTACTCTCGTTGTGGGAGCTACCGCCGATTTGTCAAATTATCGCAAGGTTGTTTATAATATCGAAATAGCTCCCATTGAGGCCGTTGCTACCGATGGATGCAAGGGTTGGGTTGAAATTTCCAATGATGAGATTAACTGGAATTTGCTCTATTCTATTACTGGCACTGCCGAGACGGTGGCGACCACCACAATAGTCGGTACAGTAGCAGACTCTAATACGGTGATTCGCCTAACGGATGCAACTACCGGCGATTTCGATATAAACGGTCGCAAGTGGTTCATAAAAGATGGGACAATTGGAAATAGCGAATCGGTGCGAACAAAGAGTCAGGCGGCCAATGTAGTGACGCTTTTTCAAGATGTTTATAAAGGTCACGCCGCCTCAACCAATGTTTACGATAGGGTGGACGATTGGATTCTATCCATACCAAAGGGAACCAAATACGCAAGATTCATTTGTAACAATGTGGATGCTGATTGCGATGCGGCATTTCACACTTGGATAAATGGGGAAAAATGATATGGCACTAACAAAAGAGACAACAAAATTATGGCCTACTTTAACTGAAGGTGGATTATTTATTATCGGATTGGAGGTTGTCTTGAAGGAAGATGAAGTCGAGGTAAGGCGTAAATCTTTTACATATAACGCTACCAAAACAGATGATGTATCGACTCTTTCTGGTATTTTATTACCTCAAGCTCAGGCATGGGTAGATACTTATAAGCAGGAAAAGACTGCATACAATCATGCCAAATATGAAACATTAAGAAGTAATGTAGATTCAGGTATAGTTTTATAGGAGTTCACATGAAACGCTTGATTATTCTCTGCCTTCTGATTTCTGTCCTCTGCCCTCTGATAAAAGCGGATTACATCAACAAGCCATTGCCTGGAACATTAATGAACCATGCACATCCTCTTGGCAATCCTGTTGGTTGCTGGTTCGCTGATGGTAATGGACAAGCCGTTGATTATTCCGGCAATAAAAATCATGGCACATTAAATGACAACACCCATAATGTTCCTGGATTAAATGGCCCCGCATGGAGCTTTGATGGAACAAGCGATTGTATTAGTATACCAGATAATGATAATTTGGACATTTTAATTGCTCAATCAATAACTTATATATTATGGTATAAACCTACATCAGTAATTAAAAATCAACAAATATTATATAAGTACGCAGGTGGTGGCGCTGATGGTTATTACTTGAGAATCGAGGGAATTTCATCAAAATTACAATTTCAAGGATATTCAACAGATGGTGATGATGGAACTGTAACATCTAATAATACAATAACGGCTGGTCTATGGACCCAGATTGCTACAGTAATCAATTCTACTAATGTTACTTTTTATATCAATGGTTCAAATAATGGCAGTTTTACAAGAGTATTTGGCACAACAAGTAACTCACAAATATTATATATAGGTGAACCAAGCTCGCAGATGATTGATGGCCTCATCGACGATGTGAAAATTTATAACCGAGCGCTAACCCAGCAAGAAATTACGCAATTATATCGAGAATCGTTTTGTATGTTTGAAGAGGAGGATTAAAAAAATTTGAAATTTAAGATCTCAAATTTGAGATCATTATATGGTGCTACAAGCAGATCGAATCCGTGTGATTATACCTTAAAGGAGAAAACAATATGTATTTGCAAGAACAAAAATTGCCATGGAAAATGCTCAGAGAAGCGGTAGTGGCAGATGATACACTTCTGACAGCCGGCACGGATTTTAGTTACAGTATATGGCCTTCCTCCGGCGTGGTAAATAACCTTAAAAACGACCCTGTTATGAAAGATGCTACAGGGTTGGGTATTATCGCTTACGGAAAGGCTGCCGATAACGCAACGATTCTTTACAATCTTTACGGTCGGGCCCGACAGAATGGGCCAGTCATGCTTCTTTTGACCGGCGTTATGACGTTGGGTACAAGGGTGGTCACAGATACACCGATTGGCGGAACTGCTATAACGGCAAGATGGGTCGATACCATAACGGTTACAGGTGGTCTTTTAAGCGGGTTGACCGAAAAATTAGATAGTGGCAACAACCGTATAGCGGCCTTGAAATTCAATAGCTATTGGTTTAATGATCTGTATTTTGAGGTTGACCTTGACGGCGCCAGTGGAACCGCTATGACAGAAATAACGGCTATTCTTATCGGGTTCTAAAATGCCAAAAGAAGGCACAACACACGGCAATCCATTAGCAACAGAAGACAAACACCCTGAGCTTAATTCATTTTTGGATGATATTCGTGATGCGGGAATGAGTGTCACCAAAGAGTGGATGGAGATGTGGTTGACCGCCATTCAGTACGCATGGGGCGCACAGCTCCAGGGCTGGACTCTTAATGAGGATTGGGAATATGTGGTTGTGAACCGCATATATCCATTGATGTTTCAAACCATCTCTAAGCTGGCGGGTAATGACCCCAAGATACTTACCCACGCCTGGGACGATGAGCAAGAAGGGGCAACGGAGTACGCCGAGAAGTGGGCCGGACATCTTCAGTATCTATGGACATCGCCATACGAACTGGCGATGCGCAAAAAACTGATAATGGGGTTATTGGATTGTGCGGTTTTCGGCTACATGGTAGGAAAAACACAATGGGAGCCAAGACCCCGAGGAGGCTGGGATACTGCCAATAAAGTTTGGATAGGCAAAGTTGTCGAATATTTTATCCATCCGGGTTTGTTCTGGGCCGATCGATCGGCGGAGAATCTGGTTGATGCGGAAAATTGCGGTACCAAGCGCAGGGTAAAACTGGAATGGGCACAGAACAGATGGCCGGAATATAAAAAGGAAATAGAAAAAGAGGCTTATACAGCCAGTGATCCGCAATATACAGCCAGTGATATAATTACCTATAAAGGCCAAAAAGGCGATACGCTTTCACTGTCCCGCCAAAACATATTCTCAAAGCTTGTTTCTTTGATACTGGGTAAAGGTGCTGCTACAGGTGATAGCTCATTAGATGAGTTAGCTGCAGGAGAAAAACAACGTTACGTGGATATCGAGGAAATCTATTGGCGGGACTATTCTACAACACATGTGAAAATCGAAGATAATGTGCCGGAAGATATTCTTTTAAGACAGGGCAAAATCACAAAAGAGCCAGGGACAGGAATTTTCATAGACACTAAAACGAATAAGCCGGTTGCCGAATGGCCACAACAGATAGTGAAGGAATATGATGAACCTAAATTTCCTAGGGGGCGGTTTGTTTTAAGGATAGGCCGGACTATACTTAACCCAAAAGAAAAAGACCAGGTTTACAAAGAGAGCCGCTGGCCGTTTACGGTAATGCCTTATCATATTCTGCCGCACATGTGGCAAGGCGGTAACGCGGTTGAGATGTCACGGCACAACAACGATTTTCTAAATATCACCGTTAGCTCTCTTGTTAACCAGGTCAGAAGAACAGCTGATCCTACAAAAATTGTGGAAGCAGGAGCTCTGGCCAAAGACAGGAAAGGAAAGGTTAGAAGCACAAAGGACGCCTTTACGAGATTAGGCAGGATTGTAATAGCGGCAAGAGGTAAAATAAATAGCATAAAAAATCTGGTTTATCCACCGCTTGACCCGGCCTTAGCAGCTTTGGTTAGTATTTTGAAAGAGGATATTGACGATCAAATGTTTATGCAGCCTGTCGCCCGCGGAGCTGCATCCAAAGGGGACCAGACTAAGGCAGAAATCATCAGGCTAAATCAGAACTCTTTGGATTATGTGGGCTTGCAGGGGATTTTCCTCGATCAGTGGATAGATGATACGGCTACGTTGATAGCAGAAATATGCCAGAGAAACTACGAACCTGATCGGTTGATGAAAATGCTGTCCGATGAGCAAAAGATGGCGATAAAAATTCATCAAGGCCTTCTCGATGTAAGGTTTAATGTAAATATTGAGCCAGGCTCGACTCTGCCTTTCGATGAGGCAAAAAAGCAGCAGGAATACGCTACGGCGTACAAGCTTTTAGAGAATCCTGTTCCTAACCCGATGCTGGAGGATATGTTAAGGGTTCTTAATATATCAAAGCGCAAAGAGATTTTACAGCGATATAAGGGCTTGCAGCTTTTCAGGCAGTTTATTATGATGGGCCAAATATTACAACAGGTCCCCCAGGAAAAGATTCAGGCGTTCGTACAAACTGCCGGTATACCTCAGTTGCAGCAGTTGGCTCAATTATTATTACAGGCCGGCCAGTTGGCCCCACAGACTAAAGGAGTAGCATAAAATGGCAACAGAAGAAACAAACGTCGAAGAAACAAAAACCAAAAAAGCAGTATGGAAGATTGAGTGTATGATGTGTGATACATCTGCGAAAGTTCCGGCACAGGAGATAATTGGCAAGAAGAAATCATCTTTTATTGTGGTGCCGAGGATTATCTGCGGTAAGTGCAAGTCGGTCTGTACGGTCCAGCTTATCGAAGATGGAAATTTGGTCTATGGCTAATATCCAGGGCACAAGCTTCGAGGATGACAACAAGACCATCTTTTCAGGTGATTTAGACTCCGAGGAAAGAGAAGCGGTCCATAAAGGGGAGGCAAGAGGGAAACGTGAAGCGATGAAGGCTGATCCTGAAAGGTTCGGCTTGGCCAGGCAGAGGGCTTTAGGCATGAAAAAATACGCGCGAAATTATGTAAGGATTTTCGGCCATGATTGAAGGAGAACCAATGGTAAATATAAATGAACCCAAGCGATTCAAGATACCATCGAGCAGTTATGATATCACCGCAAATGAAGCGGCCGATAGTTTATTGAGGGCGAGGAAAACTGCAATAAGTAAAGTTGTTTAGTTCGGTAATAAATATTTGAAGAAGGAATGACAAGAAGAAGGAGATTTTAAATGAGTTGTTTGGATGAGTTAGCAGAAGAGATTATTCAAGAGGCTCTGAAAACCGGAGATTTAGAAACGGCATGTGATTTGATAATAATGCGTAAGTTGAGTAAGGACAAAGAAATCACTAAAGCCGATGAAGAGTATATTTTGAAATAGTTTTGAAGAAGGAAGTATAAAAATGATATTTTGGGATAATTGTAAACTGTGGATTCAACAGGATAACCCTGTAACATTCTTAAGAGGTAGAGGACTATTTATGTCCGCGCCATACATAGGTTTTAGAATTGATGATGTGATATATGTATTAGCATATTTGCGTCATAAAGCATTTGTTTGTATGCTTGAAAATCCTGAGAATTTTGGGAAAGCAGTTAAAAATATTTGGAGACGAACAAAAGAAAAATTTGAAGAAAGGAACAATCATGGGACGTAATTCAAGAGGTAAAAGGGACGGTACCGGGCCACATAAGGATTCTTATCGAGCAAGCAAAGGTTTGCAGGGAAGGAGACAGGCATCCGGTCAGAAGTGTCCTAAAAAATAAAACAATAACCCACAATAATTGAGTTGGGTCAAAGGGTAAGCTAATTAGCCCCTGTATGCGGTTTAAGCATATAGGGGTTTTTTTATGGACTCAAAAGCCGTGTGTAGCGGCTTTTTTTTATGCCAGGCCATCCAAACAGGCACCGTCTAAAGGGGTGGCAAGGCTGTAGAAGGATTTGAGATCTCAGATTTGAGATTTGGGATTCTTTTTCCTGAAAGAGGCACGATTCTCAAACGAAAGGAAAAAAAATGAGTGAATTAAAGAAAGAAAATTTACCCATGTTGGCAAGAGCTTTAAAACTGGCGGCCAAGTACGGCCCATTCGTAAGGTTCTATCCCGAAGGCAGCGAAGGAAACGATGATGTTCTGGATAGTGCCATTAAAGAAGGTGAGAAGGCTGCAAAAACTCCGGAAGAGCAAAGTGCCATCGACAAGGCCAGAATCAAAGAACAGCAGCTTGAGCAGGCAAGGGCTAATGCAGCCAGGGCCAATGAAATGGCAAAGCAGACTCAGGAAGAATTAGAAACAGCCAATTCAGAAATCGAACAGCTTAGAGATAAGCTTGCGACTGCCGAGGCCAAAGCAACAGAAGCTGGTATCACCGATGTTGACCTCGATGAGGCAAAATACGATGAAGATGAGCGTCTGTTAGTTAAAGCCATTAAGAACCTGAACGAAAAGATTTCAACTAAAGACAAGCGAATTGCAGCTCTGGAAAAAAAGGCCGAAACCTATGAGACCAGGTCACGTGAAGAACAGGCCATTGCCACCAGAAATTCAGCTTATGAAGAGCTTCTGTCTGATCTGGACGGTGAGTACGGCGCCGATTGCCGCAACGGGGCTATCAAAAAATTCAACGAGTTAGCAGCGGGCGGTAAGGTTCCTAAGGGCAAACCAGCCAAGGCCACACGCATCATGGAGAAGTGCTACAAAGAGACCAGAAAAGAAATAGACAAAGCTAAAGCCGACAAAAAATCTTCTTCTCTTTCACTCGACTCAGGCTCGGGCGGCGGTACGGGTCCGAATCTGAAAGGAGTCGAAATTAAAGCAGGCTCTTTAGATGAGGTGGCCACACAATACGGCCAGGCCCTAAAGGGCTACAAGAGTACAGGAGATTAAACAATGAGTTTTCATCAGGATTTAGACAACCTCACACGTGATATGCACGACAAGACGTGGGAGGTTGAATACATGAAGAAGAATCCGGTAACGGCCCTTCTTCTTCGGCGTAAGAATTTGAGGTTTTCCGGTGGTGCTCGATACTACAAAAATGTTGATACCGACACCCACGAGGATTTAGTCCAGGATTACGGTGTTAATGACACACTGACTCATGGCGTCAAAGACAGCACTGAGAAGGTTTATTTCCGCAAGAAAAAGATGCAGTGTCCGGTACAGATTGACGTTGATGAGGAAATGGAAAACGCCCGGCAAGCACCGGATGGTACACAGCTCCAAAATCTTGCAAAATTCCGCGTCAAAAAGGCAAACGAAGCAATGAGAATACATATGCGGAAAAAACTTTATATGGCCATGAGTCAGTCAAAAGCATCATCGGATACGAACAAGTATCTGCAGGGTCTTAACAATGCCTTAGAGGTAGATGCCACCTACGGCACGGTTACCAGGACCTATAGTGCCGGCACAAAAGCCGATACGGGCTTTTGGTTCCAGCCTATGGGCGGAACGATCAGCTCAACTGTTCAGGCAGCGGCAGTGGCGATAAGCATATCGCAGATGCGGACCTGGTTCGAGCCATTGGAAGATCTGGAAAGCGACAACACAGATTTAGTAACTATTCTGGGCGGTACACTTTGGTTATCGCTACAGGCTGAGGCCGAGGCGAGGTCTATGCCCTACAAGATCGAAGACAATCGAGTAGCAAGACAGGGCTTTACCGAAATGGTTCTGGACGGTCGCAGGATTATCAAAGACCCGTTCCTTAAAAGTGCCAATAATACTGCTATGGGCGAAACAACCGGAGCGGCCCAGGCACTTGAGCAAAGGGTTTACGGACTGAATCTTCTGGACTGGGATTTCTTTATCCATCCCGACAGCAATTTCAGAATGACCGAGTTCTTCGACCAAAAGAAGATCGCCGGCGGAACGGATATGAAGCTGGCGAGAGTTCTCTTTAAGGGCAATCTTGTCTGCTGGCATCCAAACAGCCAGCTTTACTACGAGTATGTGACACCGTAACAATAATTTGAGATCTCAAATTTCAAATCTCAGATTCTTTTTAGGGTAAGCTCATTGTAACTTGGGACGTGGCGATGGGCTTGAAACATGTTCCCATTAAGGAGTTTTTAATATGACAGTTGGAATTACATGCAACAAGTTTTTCTTGGTCGATAACTGGCCCGGCGAAGTAACTAATGGACCCAACCCAGCAGATTGGACTACCATTTCGGCCACAGAGGATTTTCCCTTAGGTACGAAGCGGGCAATCTATGATGATACCGGCAATGGCTGGGCTATCTTGATGTACCTGTACTACACTACAGGAGCGGGTACGGTTGCG